TTTCAGCATACTTAGATGAAACTGTAAATACAGATGATGGTAAATTTGCATGGGTTAATTTTTTAGGTCATAGTATGATTTCAAGTATAGAAATGTTAATTGGCGGTTCTATAATAGATAAACAATATGGTGATTGGTTACAATTATGGTACGAATTAACAAGAAATACAGCACATAATAGAGGATATGATAAGATGATAGGAAATACTGAAGAAATGACTAAATTAAGTATTGATAGAAAGAGTGCAACATTATATATACCATTACAATTTTTTTTTAATAGATATAGTGGTTTAGGAATACCTTTAATTGCTTTACAACATCATAATGTAGTATTTAATATAGAATTTAGAAAAGCTGAACAATTAATAGTAAAAGAGCAGAATGCAAATGTAGTAGTTGAAATGTCAGAATGTAATATGGTAACTAATTATGTATATTTAGATTCAGATGAGCGCAAGAGATTTGCATCATCAACACATGAGTATTTAATTGAACAAATTCAAGTATCAGGGCCTGAAAAAGTTAATCAGGAAGATATAAGTTATGTTTTAAATTTTAATCATCCATGTAAAGTCATGTATTGGTTTATGAAAAATGGAAATTATATAACCGGTAAAAGTTTCTTATTTTATGTTCCAGATTCAAAATATATATATAGATCTGGATATCAAGACGAAAATACAGATTTATTAAATGGAGCTTCTATTAGATATATTTTATCTCAAATAGCATCAGTTAATGGAATTATTGATTTGAAATTAGATGGAACTCATGATAATATAACTAATTATTCAGTTAATGGTATAACAATAAATGGAGTAACAATAAAACCTAAAACTGATAGTTTAATAGATGAAGATGCTACTACAAAAAAATGTAAAGCGGATATATCAGATTGGGAGGTAATGACACCTTTATCTATAGATGATGTATCTAAACCAATAGATGAAATATTTAATGGAATAGTAAGAACAACTGATGATGATAATGAAGGACATGAAAATTATGATGTAATTGTGTATCAATGGAATAATTTTGGAAAATATTTGGATTCAAGTAGTAATCCAATAAATAGTGCAGTTTTAAAATTAAATGGCCATAATAGGTTTACTACACAATCGGGTGAATATTTTAATTATTTACAAGCATTTGAAACACATAAGAGTACTCCAAAGGATGGAGTTAATTTATATAGTTTTTCATTAAATCCAATAGAGCATCAACCAAGTGGTACTTGTAATTTTTCTAGGATAGATAATAGTAGTTTAGATGTTAAATTTGATAAAGATATAATAGGTATACCAAATAATGAATTTTCAGTATATGTAATTAATTACAATATTTTAAGAGTAATGAGTGGAATGGCTGGAATAGCATATAGTAATTAAATAAAATACTATAGTTTTTGATTTTTTTTTTCCCAATATATATATATATACATAAATGGGAGGTGGTTTAATGCAACTCGTAGCCTACGGCGCACAAGATATTTACCTTACAGGTAATCCTCAAATAACTTTTTTCAAAGTTGTCTACAGAAGACACACAAACTTCGCAGTTGAAGGTATTGAATGTACTTTCAACGGTGCAGTTGACTTTGGCAGAAAAGCAACAGTTCCAATCACCAGAAACGGTGATTTAGTAACCAAAATGTGGTTAAAAGCATCATGCTCTAAATCAGCAGGTAATTGGGTTGATAAGTTAGGATATGCTATGGTCAAATCAGTTGAATTACAAATTGGCGGTACCAAGATTGATAAACAATACGGCATGTGGATGCACTTATGGGATGAATTATCAAGATCAGGTGATCATGATGACTCTCATACTCAAATGGTTGATCCAGCAAATGCAGATGACGATGTAACTTTATTCGTACCATTACAATTCTTCTGCTGCAGAAACGATGGTTTAGCTTTACCATTAATTGCTTTACAATACCACGATGTCAGACTTGAATTTGAATTTGCAGATGCATCAACATGTGGTAATGATGCATTAGCTGATGCAGAAGTATCTCGTGCATCATTATTAGTAGACTATGTCTACTTAGATTCCGAAGAAAGAAAGAGATTTGCACAAGCATCTCATGAATACTTAATCGAACAAGTTCAACACACTGGTGTCGAAACTGTTGCAGCAGGTGCAAATAACAAGATCAGACTTAACTTCAATCATCCATGCAAAGAATTAGTTTTCGCTATTTCCAAAGAAGGATCTGATGCTGACACAGTAACTAAATTCGTAAATGTATCTGATGGATCAGGTAACCCAGTTGACAGCGCTTTACTTCAACTTAACGGACATGATCGTTTCTCATCCCAATCCGGCAAATACTTCAACTATGTCCAAACTCAATCTCACCACAGTAGAACTCCAGCAGCAGGTGTCAATGTCTACTCATTCGCACTTAACCCAGAAGAACATCAACCATCTGGAACCTGCAATTTCTCCAGAATTGATAATGCTACATTAAATGTTACTACCAATGGTAACTCAGGATCTTCATGTCACGTATATGCACTTTCATACAATGTCTTAAGAATCATGAGTGGTATGGGCGGTCTTGCATACTCTAACTAAGTG